AGTGATGATGCGTGCAGGTGGCGCAATCAAACTGCTTGTGGTTTTTTGTTACCTCGACGGCAATCATTAGTTTCCCTCTTCTTCTCCGGTCAGTGTGCTGATGTTGATGATTCGCGAGGCCAGTTCACTGCGGATCGGGTGTGGAATTAACCGCATGTTATCCATGTTAAAAACAACGGCACCTTTGCTGTCGTTAAAGTTTGCCCAGTCGAGCAGGGCTAAATCAAGACAGCGACTACGGCCTTTGTTGGTGATGAAGACCTGATTATTTTCCATTGTTAAAAAGTCGGCGATTTCTCCGAACTCGGCACCGTCAAGCGGGCGAATTCTGAAGGTTGTCGGGTTTTCACCTTGCTGGCCTTTGGGCTGGTACCACTGCGGGTTTAATCCTTCAATTGCTTTGATCATGGTTTTTCCTTAAGTGAACAGCAGGGTGAATTCGTCATCACCCGATACTTCGGCAGCACCAAAGGCAATATCAAGCGCGCGTTGTGATTCGCGGTCACCCTGGGCTACGGATCGATAAGCCACGGCGGGCATATCCAGCTGGTATCGATTTCCGACAGTAGAACCCACCACACCGGTGGCCAGTGCCATGGTGGTGCCTGCTTTCCAATCTGCGTCAAAATCATTGGTGGCGATTAGTTCATCGAGTGGATCGAAAGAGCCTGCTACATCACGCGCTGTAATTCGTAACTGGCCAAAGCCGTCAGACGCGCCGACTGATTTCGGCTTGCTGATGGTGTTGGCTAGATCAAAACTTAAATTGCTGATATCGGCGGCATATCCACCAATATCAAACGGGCGGTTGATGTAGGGAACCGGCACGGTGGCATCATAAGCACCGTTGACAAATGTAGTGTCGGTTGCGGTGCCTTCGTGGCCGGTGAAGGTAAAGCTTGCCATGCCGACTTGCCCTGCTTCCATTTTGAACGATACATTGCCAATGGCGTCTTCCAGCACTTTGCGTTTACCGTCCTGGTAATAGTGAAAGGTCATGTATTGTTGGTTTAATGATGCGGGTTTATAGCTGCATGACGTGCTGGCCACAATGGTTTCGACCATGCCACAAGCCACCATGCTGTGCGCCATTTCGGGCGGGCTGCCTGCAGTGCCTGAACCTTTTAGCTCTACATCAAAACTGATTTGAGCAAGGCCACCAGCATACAGTTGCTTTAGTGTGCCGAGCGTGCCTTTTAAAATGGGGCGGCTGATCATGTTGGTGTCAACATAGCTGTGCTGCAAGTTGCTGATCATGATGGCATCGGCATTCGGGTCGAGCGTTGCGGGCGTGCCGTGTGCGCTTTGAACTTTGCCAACGATAATTTCACGGATGGTTAACATTACTTAGCCTCCTTTTTAGTTTCTTGAGAAACTTTTTTTTCGACAGGTTTGTCGGCCTGCCGTGGGTTGTTTTTGTCGAGTCCGCCGTTTTGCGGCTTCATTACTTTTTTAGTCATGATAGTGCCTCTGTTGATGTGCCGCTGTGGCGGTAAATAATCCGCCAAATTTGCAGCTGGCGGGCTGTAGGTTGTTCTTGTGTTGATTCAATATCGGGTTCCTGATCTTCTACCAGTTCGGTGGTGATAACGAAGCCCAACCCCTGCGAAATATCGGCCATAAGGGCTGCGAATATTTCTGTTCTAATTTGATTAAGTTCTGTTTCCAGATTGGTTGTTGCTTTAACGTGACTGGTAATTAACACGCTTAAGCTGCGGGTTAAATGGGTTAAGTTTCTGCCTTCATCGAGCACGGCATCGGTGCCCTGGGCAATGGTCAGTGCTGGCGTGGTGGCCAGGTTATAGGCCCGTGCACGGCTTACATTGGCACCCGTGGTGGCAAGCCCGGTTAAGGTGGTTTCAATTTGTGCCAGTATTTGTTCGGCCAGGTGCATGTTATGCGGACTCCAGGTTTAATACGCTGGTTCGGTCGCCTTTTTCTTTTTCGCGCACGGTGTACGTGCTGCCATCAATATTGATGGTGTCACCGATGGAAACCAGATCGGCATCATCGTTCATACAGCGGAAGGTAATACCACGACCATCGATGTCGAAACTGTTGTTGTACCCGTGCAGGAATATGCCCCAGATCGATTTGCCGGTGGTAAGATCCGCAGCCGTGCGAAAGTCTGTGCTTTCGACAAGGCCACGGATGTCTTTGGTGGTTGTTACTGGCATTTTATTCTGCTGGTTTTTCTTTCTTTGCTGGCAGCTCTGCCTTGCCAATTGCAATTAAATATTTTGCATCCTTTTCGCTGACTTCAGGCGTCGCGCCTACTTTGCAGGTTTTACCCTTAACCATGCATTGTTTTAATATTTTAACTTTCATGTTGTCACCTTTTAGTTATTAAACACCGGGGCTGTTATCCCGCCCCGGTGAACTTTTACGACTTACCGATTAAACCCCGCCGTTACCTACTGCGAAAGATTGAGCATGGCGAACAGCCACATCAACATCCTGCAGGGAAACAACACGAACACGACCCGAAGCAGATCCGGTGCTGGTATCGACGTTGACATCAAGACCACCCCAGAAACCGATTAACAAATCAGTCCAGTTACCAAACAGCAGGCTATTGGCTGTAACCGTATTGGATAGTGCCACGGGGTAACCGTTTGCCTGTCCGTCTTCAATTACAAAACGCCCTGAACCAGCATCCTTTGCTTTCTGCTTCATGCCACCCGCCATTGCTGCAGTAGTGAGATATGACAGGCTACCCATTAGCGCGTTATCAATAGACACTTGTGATTCAACGTCGACCACTTCGCCGAATGTTGGTGCGCCTAGTGCTGCGAAAGTTTTTGAACCGATACCCGATGTGCTCATGATGCCGGTCGGCGTGTTGCTTGTGCCGTCACCCGTAACCGCTTTACTGTCGATAGCCAGAGCTAAACGCATGGCTAATTCGTTACGGATCAGTGCCTCGATGTCCAGACTGGATTGCAGTAATGTTTTACGGCTGATTTCAGTCATGGCACCTACTGTTTTAGGTGACAATGTGACCTGATCAAAAGTCTGATCGCTTTCAGTGATATCACCATTTTCAGCTACCCAGTAGGCTGTTGAACCGGCTGTCATGCGTGGAATAGCTACATTACCCACCAAATCACGCAGGATAGTTGCCCCGAGAGCTTTGGTGACCATGGCATTTTCCAGAGTCTCGATAAATGAACCGGCCAGCACGTTGGTTGATACGGTGTTACCCGCTGAACCTGCCACGGTTAAATCACGACGCATCACATCAAGAGGCACATATAAACCTTTTGGCGTGTTACCCATTCGTTCTGCAACGGCTGCACTGACTTCAAATTCAAAACCCGCTGCACGTTGAAATGCGGCATTGTTTGGATTAGCCAGGGCGTTTAATGCACGAACAAAAGAGAAGCTGCGAGCTTCTCTATCGGTTAGACCGATTTCGGCATCGTCTGCGCTTGGGGCTGCTTTTGGTTCTGGCATGGAATCTAAAACAGCGGCTCGAAATTCATCTAATGACTTACCATTATCAATGAATGTTTTGGCCAGTGAATCTAAACCACGCTTGCTGCCGATGGATTGAATTTCATTAATTCGCAATAATTCTGCTTTGCGGATTTGCTCAATCTCAACCTTTACATCAATTACAGGTTGGGCGCGTTCGGTTGTTTCAGTAACCGTTGACTGTTCTGTTTCTTTAGGCATTGAGTTTTCCTCGTTGACTTCAATTAAGTTTGCAGCTTGACGACCTGCCCCGACTGAATCATCGGCGGGCACAGATACCATGCTGATTTCGTAGGGCTCCCAATCTTTTACCCGGTAAACGGGTTTATGCTCGGTGCCTTCGTCCGTTTCTTCGCGACTGTGGATCATGTAACCCACTGACACTTTTCCACGAATACCATCGACCACATCTGTAAATATCTCTTTTGCACGTTTGCTTTTTCCAAAGCGAACCACCGCCCGCGCCACGCGGTCAGAGTCAATAGAGATGGATTCCACAACACCGATCTGGTCACGCATGTCATGGTCCATTAATAACGGGGCGTTGTTCTGCAGGCGACCAAGCCTGATTGACCCTGCCCCGTGATCTAATATTTCGATGCCGAACCACCGCTCGACCTTGTCTGTTTCTGAAGAAAAAGCCAGCTCTACTGTGCGCTTTTCTTCATTGATAAATTCTCGCTTCAGGTCAAATGACCGATGCAACATTTTTGCTTCGTTTTTACGTTTCGGCATTGTCTAAACCCTCGGGCGTTGTTGGTGTATTGGTTAAGGTCAGGCCATACTCTGCGGCCAGTTCATTTTCTTTTTGAAGTTGCTCGAATATTTCGCGTAAATCTTTGCCTTTTGCCGCAGCGATATCGGCGCGTGTCATGGTGCCCAGGGCTACACCTTCGGCATTGGCTTTGGTGTCTTTTAATGGATCAACCCAATCCCAGCCACGAGGTTGAAAAGCAATTCGATTATATTTACTGTAAATTTTGCTGTGGGGTAACGGGTTTGATCCACGCATTAAAAATTCATCAATCCATATTTGATAAACAGGCTCGTGCAGCTGCTCAATTAACCATGATTGCAGTCCTCGCCATTGCTCACGCTCTTCGAGCACACCTGAACGGATACTGGAAAAATTAACCCCTTCGAGATCATTGGCCAGTGTGTTGTAGGCCACATTTAAACCACTAGCAGCACCACGCAGAACAGCTTTTGTAAAATCTGCA